GCTACTCTCTGATCTACATCCTGCGGCTTGCGACTAGTGACCGGTAGGCCGGTTGGCTTGAAGACGTTGAGACGACGGCGCCGCTTTTCGTTGTCTCCCTTGCCGCCTCGCACAACCTCTTCAACGGCCGGCGCAGAGTTGGCGCCAAAGAACCCGCCCTCGAAATACGGCCCGTCGAAGAAGTTACCGCTCAAGCCGCGATCCTCTCGAGGATGATGGGGTAGCTTCGGCGCACATTGGCTGCCTTCTCGACTTCATCGGCGCACGCTGCGTTCTCGAATCCTGACTCGCGTATCAGCGCCTGCTGCAGTCCGCTTCCATGAAAGACGCAGAAGATAGGGAACACTCGGATCATGTTCACCATCTCGGCGCAGGCATTCGACATGATCCGGCTCGTCTGATACGTCACGCAGCCGGCGTCCCAGGTGATTCCGCCTTGAGCGTGTCCGAAGTGCGGCCCGGCGTGCCGCTTACCGTCGCGTATCGACCCGTCCATTCCATGTATCTCGAAGTGCTGCGCGCCGAGCATTCCGCCGATCTGAATCGCTGCCAAGCCGACCGACGAACCACCGGAGATGACTTCCTCGTTTGGATCGTTCGCGCGCACCCAGTCGAGCGTGTTGTCTCCGCTGATACCGTGCCAAATCGTGACCTTCTCATCGCGCAGAACGTCCCACGTCTCAGGCGGGCAGACCGACGCCATAAGGTAGTGAACGCCCTTAACCACTGGATTGATGTGCCGTACCTTGTGAGCACGCGGGTCCATGTCGACGTGGTAGTCCGGGATGATTCCGCGGTCGGCCAGGTAGTGCAGCGCGCCGGAGACGGAGATGATCGGGCGCTTTATCGTGTGCCATGTGTCAGCGAGCGACGGGCCGTAACAGGCGATGCTGAAGACCTTGTCGTTCGTGATGGGCGTCTTTTTAAGGCGAGAGAATCCTTGCTTGATGGCGTGCGCCATCTGCTCGTGCCGCTTCTCGATGCTCATCGCGGCGACGAGTTGGTAGGGAATCTTCATCCAATCGCCCAGCAGATGCCGTTGCCACCCTGTCTGAATCGCGGCGCGCTCGCGCTTGCTGTTGCGACTTCGCCAGCGCCGTAGACCATAATCTTCCCGCTACCAGAGCAAAGGAGCGTTCCTTCGATGACGCAAGCCAAGTCGAGGTTCTGCGTCGGAGCGCTCGGGTTCACCACGCTATCTCCCGACGCATTTATCAACCCGGAGTGGTAGTACGTCGTACCGTCCGAGCTGTTCGTCATGTCGACGTTGAACGCAGCGGTGATGGCGGCTGGGAAGAGGAGTCCGACTCGAAGTCCGGCTGTCGTTGAACCAGTCCTCCATGGGAGGCTGTAGTTGATTGAATACGTGATCCCAGACGCAATTTCGAAGGTCAACGCGGCGAGTGTTGCCGTCCCAACCCCAGCGAATTGCACAGAGTCCTGCGTGAGACGGCCGAACTGGGCAGAAAGAGCGTTAACACCAGTCGGGCCTGTTGGTCCGGCGGCTCCATTGGCCCCGGTCGGCCCAGCGGCCCCGTTTGCACCGGTTGGGCCGGTGGTGCCAGCCGCTCCATTCGCACCCGTGGGGCCCGCAACGCCTGTCGTTCCTTGGAGTCCAACGCCAGTTGGGCCGGTTGGTCCGGTGTTGCCCGCGACGCCTGTTGTTCCCTGCGTTCCGGCTGCACCTGTCGGTCCTGTTGTTCCATTTGCTCCGGCGGTCCCTGTGGGGCCGGTTGGGCCAGCGATCCCAGCGCCAGTGGGCCCAGTCGCCCCTTGCGGGCCGGCCGCACCCGTTGGTCCTTGGACGGTTGAGTCAGCGCCGGTAGGGCCAGTCGCTCCGGCGGGGCCCGTTGGGCCATCTCCGACCACCTGGTGATCCGCGTCCCAAGCCGCCGCGCCAGTAGTCGAAAACGTGCCGTCCGATGGCGTCGTATGCCGGACAGTTATCGTCACTACTGCTCCGTCACTTCCGCGCCGACGAGTTGGCCATCACGCTTAACGAGACTGATGGACTTCGTCTTCTTCGCGCTCAGGGCGGCGATAATCTGCTCGCCTATCGATCTAATTTGCGCCGAACTGTCGGCTGCCGCTTTCTCTCCGCTAGCCTTTTCTCCTGCCTCGGCCACTGCCTTGTCTTTCTCGGCCGTAGCCTGCGCGCGCGCTTCGTGCTGCATGATGACGCCCTGAATCTTGTTGATAGCGCCGTCTATGTCGGCATCTGCCGAAGCGGAAATCTCCATCAATTTCAGTTCGGCCTGAGCCAGTGCTTTATCGCGCTCGAGCTGCAGCGTCGCCGCGGCCCGCTCGCGCTCAAGAGCGATCTCCTGCTCCTGCACCCATCTCTTCAATTCCATCTCGGCTTGCGCGTCTTCTCGTGCCCGCTGCGCCTTTAACGCCGCCACTTGCACGTCGGCCTGCGCCTGGACCGCCGCCTCTTGCTGCCCCGACTTCAGCACCTGGTTTTCCTCGGCAAGTTTCTTACCCTGTTCCTGCAGTTGCTCCATCTGCTGCTGGATCTGAGGTGGAATTTGCGGCGCCGCCTTCATCAGCTTGATGATCTTTTCCTTGTTCGAGAGCGGCGACGCCTCGATCACGGCCTCCGGCGGCATCGGGAATCCTGACTTCACCATCTCCGCGAGCATCGCGAAGTCCTCGATCTGCGCGTTCAGAACGTCCGGCACCTCGCTAACGATGATGTCTACGTCCAGGTTCGCGATGTCGTTCTGGGTCGAGACAACTTGCTGCATCGTCGGATCGGAGGCGATCTGCATCTGGAGTTGCTGCAGTTCCTCCGGCTTTGCGCCTTGCTGCTGCGCTTGCTGGAGGATCATCTCGCCTTTGGTCATCGGCTTATTCAGACCGACCCAGCGAAGGTTATTTGGGTCATCGGTGACGCGAATCCACATCTCCGCTTTCCAGTATTGCCGGATGCGGTTGTAGACCTTGCGGAACACGCGGTACTGGAAATGGCGCAGCCTGTCGAACATCGGGCCGACTTCGGTAGTGCCGGCACTCTGCCGCTCGCGCAGCGCGACGCCTGACTGCACCGACTTGTCCTTGCCTTGCGTAGCAGCGTTCGCGCCAACCGCGTCGATCTCCATCTTCGCTTCGGTCAGCAGGTTGAACTGCGCCGCCGCCATGTCGCCCGTCTTCAGCACCTCGAACTCCATACCGGGCGTCGTTTCGATTACGCCGTCAGGCTTGGCGAGCTCCTGGCGTGTCTTGTTGATGTCGTCAACCGCGCCGCGCTCCCAGCGGACTTGCCGTACGCTCATCAAGTGCAGCGCCTTCGATCGGCGCTTGTTGATTTCGTCCTGGATGTCCAGCAGTTGCTTCGCTGCGCCGTAGCGGTTCCCATCGCGATCAACGAAGGCTGACGCGAACTCGTAGGGCCACTCGTGCTCGCCCTCCTCGTTCTTGTACGGGCAAAGCATCGGGCCTTTGAGATACCCGCCGCGCGTGAAGCAGGCGTAGTAAATCTCCTTGCCCTTGTAGTAGTAGAGCTCGACGATCTTTACGCGCTGGCGCTTCGTGTCGACCCATTGCGGCTTGTCGGCGTAGGTGCCGGTACTCTCGAGCAACGATTCGAGGATTTGCTCGGAGCCTGGGTGCTCGACTAGCGCCTGCTCCTTGTCCATCCAGATAACTTGTCCGAGGAAGCGCGCGTCGGTGAAGTATTTGTTGCGCGAATACGGGTCCCAGATCAGCCGGTCCCATTGGATCGGCCGAATGCGAATCTTGAAACTCTCGCCGTACGGCTTCGCGATGATCTCGCAGCCGCCGGTCCCTTCGATGAGGATGTTTTCCCAGACATCGGAGCGCGTCTGGTCAAATGCGTTGTCCTGCAGGCAGTAGCGGATCGCCTCGCTAGCGGCTTCCGCGGCGCTTTCGTGCTTCGGCGTGCGCGGGAATGCCTTGGCGGTCGTCTTCGCCGCCTTTTCCATCCCCATCAGCGTGTCCATCTTCGGCTTAATCCGGTTGATGACGACCGGCGCCTGCTTTCTCTGCTTGAGGGTCGCGATTTCTTTCGCGCTTAGCTGCTTGGAGTCGTAGTAGTCGCGGCATTTCTCCGAGAGCTCGCGCGCGCCCTGGCAGAGATCCTCGGATTCGTCGACCCACTCGATGAGGGTGCCGAGATTCGAGTCCTGCTCGATCTCTTTCGCGCTGCCTACGTCGACTTGCTGATCGGACTTCTTCTTTTTGGCCATTTGCGCCCCTATGCGGTCTTCCAGCTTTCTTCTGCGTTCTCTTCTTCAGCGAAACGGCGCATCCAGCGGTCTTCCTTCGGTTTCTGCCGGTGCGGTGCCTGCATCCACGGACGACTCATGCAGGCGTACCGCACCTCGTCGTATGCGTGATCTTCCTGGTCGGTGTCCACGTCCTCGACGTGGCGGTCATCCATCACTAGGTCCGGCATCGTTCGCCAGAATCCGTCGTGGCAATCTCGAGTGGCGTAGAGCATCGGCCCCTCTTCGTCTCCAGCGATGCGCTGCCTAACCTCGACGTAGCCTGTAAGGCGCGAGTTGTCAGCCTTGCGCAAGACGACGCCGCGGCGCAGGAAGCGCTCGGCGATAGACGGGCCGCCATCCACCTTCCACATCGACGGGTCGGCCGCGATATAGGCCATGCGCCGGCCGTTGATCTTGCCTTTCGCAATATCCGCCACGTCCTCGGCCTCTTTGCGCAGGCCCTCGTTCGGCTTTCCGTTCCAGCCATAGACCTCGGCGTAGCGGATCATTGCGCCGCTGCGATATTTGCGGCCGTCAGGAAGCGCGTTCCCGTTCGACACCGTCCACAGCCCGACCGAGAACGGCCGGCTCGAGCCCCAGTCGAGTGAGCCAAAGCAGATTCC